CCTTGCCCCACATCGCGCACAGCCTCAGCCATCCGGGCGAGGTCTTTATCACCGGATACGGATGCGGCTATTTTTAGTGCGAGTTCTAGGTTCTTACTCATGTGGTGCTGGCTCCGGGCTTGGAAAAAGTGAGGCCGGTTGGCCTCACTGGTGGTGCAGGTGTAGGCTTATAGTTCGTGGTACTCAAAGGGGCTGTCTTTGCCTTCTACTAACTTGATTTTGCCGCCCAAACTCGTGCTGACGAATTCGGCTGCCATAAAGTCCACTGGGTTAGTCGGTGCCAGAATGGCCTCGGGTACGTCGAGCTTGGCGTTTTTACCGGTGGCTAGGTTTTTCATATCACCTAAGATACGTGCACGAATTTGCGGGCGTAGGCCGCCTTTAACGGCCATACCACTAATGGCGTTGTACTGGTAGCTTAGGGTTATGGCACCGCCCGTTTCCATGGCCCCGCCTTTTTTAGCGCGCACTAAGCCAGCGGCATAGTTAATTTCGATATCAGCTGCCACATTTAGTGGGCCTGCTGGCGACACAATGGCACCAGTAATGCCTGCCTCGGCCAGATTGCTATGGGCCAGTTGTACCCAGCGCTGATTGGCTGGCAAGGTTACCGCTTCATCGGTCGCAGTGCCGCTGCCTTGATTGATCACCGCGGTATCACCTAACAGCGCCATCGCCAGTAATTCCGCAGGCTGGTCATCGAAGGTAATGGTTATTTCAGTAGGTAAGGCTGTTTTTACGACGTCTAGCGCTTGGCCATAGCTGGCTTTTTTGCGACTAGTGCGTAAACCTTCATTGCTTGGCGTGTTAATCGCCAACTGGGTAACGTTGATCGGCCCAATTAAACCGGTGCTTTGGCCGGTCTCGGATAAGCGATCAATAAAGATGTTGCCTGATAACATTAAACCGCTCATGGGCGATCTCCTTAAGTTAAGCTTTTAAACGAAATTTGACGTTAAACGCCAACGGGTAGTAGGCGTGGCCCTTGGTATAGCGGGGCTTAGCCGGGGAATTAACGCGGGTTAATACATACTTGCCTTCAACCAGGCTGTTGCCGTGTAGAGCTACTAGCAGTTGCTTGATTAACTGGCCCGCTTCTTGGTTAGGGGTTAGGCCACGGCCCTGGCGTACCACAATAATTAGCAACCAGGTTTGAGTTACATGGCTGTACGAACCGCCTTGGGCAATCTCGGGTACGGCATCGCCAAAGTAAATAACATGGCAGGCCGGTGTGGTTTGGCTGCGTTCTTCTACTTCGGCAAGGTCGTTAGTACTGCACACCTGACGAAAGCCGGTAACAGTTTTGGCCACAGCAATTAGATGATCCTCAGCCGCAAGGTAGTTATCGCCAATGTCGTGCATCAGATAAACCCCTTGCTGTTGTTGCGGTTAAAGATACGCCCATCAGCCTGCATTACCGCGATGGTGCCACTTGGTTCTGCCGGTTCGTTTGCCGCCAGCCCCAGACTGAGCTTCCCTTCACCTACCTTCACCAAGTAGGTAATAACCGACTCATAGCGTTCTTTAACCTGTTCGGGTGCCCGATCACCGCTCATAAAATAGCGAGCGATGGCACAGGCATGGTTAATTAGCACATCTGGCACGGATGCCAGCGGCAGCTCATAACGGCCACCTATGTAACCGTTTATTTCTGCCGTTGCGTCAGCAATAGCCTGCTCGATGACAGGGACGTTAAGCTCATCCTGTGCCGCGCCTTCACGCCATGACAACAAGATCATGTCTTGCTGCCCAAAGCGGGTGACCATATCGCTAACGGTGCAGTAGGCCATTACTGATTACCGCCTTGCGTTGCTTGGTATGCTTGCCATGCCGCATCGCGTTCAGGTGCTTTTACCGAGCGTTTTAATAGGCGCGATAACATATCAAGCTGTGGTACACCGCCATTGGTAAAGTGTTCTTTATTGCTCGGATCTAAGAGGCTGAATGCCTGTTCCAGCGTTTCTGCTGCTGGCGAATCATCTTGGTTTTCTTGCGTCGGGCTTTTTTCATTTGCCGAATTTGCTGCTGCGCTTTCCAGCAAACGGGTATCAACGCCCGCTGGCACTTTATCTGCGTCAACTTCACGCACAGACAGGCGCTTTTCTGCATAGATGGCTGCAAGTTGTTGGTCATTGAAATGCCCCGCTGGGAAAGCGGTGCCCGAAGCGGTAAAGGCGGTATTGGCGCGGCGAAAGCTGCCACCTTCAATAACGGCCAGCGCGTAAATAACTAATACTTTTGACATGGGGTTCTCCTGCTCACCCCGGCTAACTGCTCCGGGGTAGCGTTAGTGGTTTTAGGTGTTACAGGAAGTCGGCAACCAGTACGTCGAACTTATTGCGCAGCTCGTTGCTAACGGTGGTGGTGCCGTCGCTGATCTGCTCGCGTTCTTTCAGTTGCAGCGCCAATTGCTCCATGCTAGATGGCACGACTAACAGCAACTTGTTTTTACCCAAGCCAAGTGGCCGACCGCCATCGGCTTTAAAACCTTTCATCAGGGTGATGGCATCCCACAGGCTTTGGTAAGCAAGGGTTTTCTTTACACCCACCGCCATTTGCCAGAAGCCATAGCCTGCATTCGCGCGCACGTCGGTGCCGTAGCGGAATTGCTTGCGCATAAACACTGATTCATCATCTGGGTTATCCATGACCTGAAACTGTGCTTTCGTGCGATCCTGATAGATAATTGGTTTAAGAGCGCGACTTACATCTAATAAAAACCAAGGCTCACCGGTATAAGCAACATCAACAATAGCGTTAGATACAGAGGTATCTGCACCACTACCGTCTACTTCGGCATTAACAGGGTGGTCGGTATCAAAGAAGTTTTGACCGTCATAACATGGCGTAGTAAAACCGGCTTTTAACAGTGGGAAGCACAGCTCATCTGGGAACACTTCAGCGCCATAGCCCATTTCTTCCATCAAGGGGGCATACACACCAATAACGTCGTCCGCAATATCATCACGATCTACCACAACCGTGCTTTCAAAGCTTTTGTTGGTAACGGTGTAGGCATGTTCTTTCATGGATTTCAGGACACGATCACCAATCCACTCACGGAATTTAGGAAACTGGCCCAGCCAACCATACGTGTTGCTCTTGCCTGAGCTGGTTACTACTGTGGCAATTTGTGAATATTGCGGCTTAGCTTTGGCTTTGCCTTCTTCAAACTTTTTGCTAAACGATACCCGCAGGGCGTTTAGCGTAGCGCTGTTAATCATGGCCATCGGGTTTATGCTCCTAATTCTTTTGCCATATCGCTGTAGCTCATACCTAGCTGATCAGCGATAAGCTTTTGATCAGCAGTTAGCACAGCAACGTTTTTGCGCTCGACATCAACGGGCGCGGCGGTGGTTTGTTTACCCTTTAACGCCGCCAGTACTGGGCGGGCATCTAAAGTGGCTTTTAAGGCAGCAATATTCTGCTTACCCAATGCCTGCAGGTAGTCACGTTCTGCCTGTGTAATTAGCTTGCCGTCTTCCTCGGCCTGTTTAATTACTTGGTCAACGGTCATTACATCGTTGCTGGCTTTTAACTGTGCTAACTGCTGGTGCACGGCGTTGTAAGCGGCTACCGGTACATATTTTTCGTAGTCGATATTGCCTGTGTCGGCTTTTAACGCGACTACTTCGGCTTTTAGGGTGGCGACTTCCTTGTCTTTGTCGGTGGCCATTGCGGTAAGTGCGGCAAGGGCATCGGTTACGTTCTGCTCGGTTGGGTCGGTGCCATCTGGCACGGTTATACCCAGCTTTGCGAGCAGCTTTTTAAGTAGCTCGTTCATAGCGTTCTCTCGGTTGGTGGTGGGTGAGTGGGTAGCAGATAGGGCAGCTAAGGCTTTCATGCCGTCCAGTCCGGGGTAATTGGTTAATGCAGCCATGCGAATTTCTAGCGGTTCGCCGGTAGTACTGTCGTAAGGAAAAACCGCAGATAGGTAGCGGTATTCTTTGGCGGTAATGTGATCTTTAGCGGCGCTGAGCCAAACGGGCTTAATAAATAAGCCTTCGCCTGGCCGATATTCCATATCTTTAAACCAGCCAGCAGCAGGGGCGGCTTTACCGTTTTCGTCGGCTTTAAGGGTTTGGTGTTCGTAATCGATAACTAAATCATTGGCGCGCAGTTTTGCCTGGCTAATTAAACGCTCGGCAATTTTGGCGTTCATTTTCCATTTGCCACCTGGCACATCGTGGGGGCGGCCATCAATAGAGGCGAATTCGCCATCGGGTAGCAACTGCACCCAGCCGTCGTCTGTTTGCAGCTCGCCAGAAAGCACCGCCAGCCCAAGGGCGCGGGACTGCAGGGCAGTAAGTACTGCGAGATTGTTTAGGGTTACTTTAAACATGTCAGCCCAGGTGTTGATTTATCCTGGGCTGATTGTGGGGGATTAGGCTGGGGGTTGTAGATTAAAGCGTTTTGCTAATTTGGTTTTAAGCTCTGTATATTTATTTTTTATTTCAGTCCTGACTGCCGTTAGCTCAGGATCTTCATATAATACCTTTTTAGATTTATTCTTTAGCGTCAATTCAGCGAAAGCCTTCATCGTCATAGCGCTGGCATAAGCAAATAGTAAATGGTCAAGATACTCATCTGCGCTCATCTTTTTTTCGTCTGCTGCCTCAGCTTGTTTTAATGCATCGTTATAGCTAAAAGCATAATCTAGTATGACGGCAATATTCGCTCGCTCGGCTTCCGCAAAATAGATGTATATTTCGAAAAAATTTTTAGTCGTTATCGGTAGTTGTATATGTGTAGGGTAGGCTATGTATTGGCTAGGTGAAGGACTGCAAACGCTCCCGCAAATATCGAGTAAGTAACCGGCAGCCTCATTTAATTTTCTCGTACAATCACCCAGCTCAATATAGATTGCAACTTTTTGCTGGCCAATTCTTTTTCTGTATTTCAACTTTTCTGAAATTTGCGTTAAACCCCAGCCCATCGCAGTACCTGCTAGAGTTCCAACTACACCAACTAATGCAACAATAATATTTTCTGTAACTTCCACGGTAAATCCTTATAAGCAATCTCTTTAAACCCCCTTTAAATCGCGTCAGAATCGTTTAAAGGGTTTCCCTGTGAATGCTGGTAGCATAAAACCCCTTGGCGTGGCTTACAAGCGATTACAGCGCGTTTTCGCTAAATTAGGTATTCTTCTAAAATATCGAGGATATCGGCTTCGGCTTCTTTGCTAATGCCCAGGTATTCGCGGGCAGGAATGGCTGCTGGTCCGGGTGCCATATCATCTTCGCCGCCGAACTGGTGAATGGCGGCGTAAATCTTATTACTGCCTATTTGTGCCCAGTTGTCGCCGTACTCGCTGACTATGCTGGGCGCTAAGCCACCGGCGGTGGCCTGTAGCATTTTGCCGCCCTTGCGTTTTGGGTTGGCCTTAAGGTAAGCGTCAGACAGTACTGGCCATGCCTCGCCAGTGGATGGGCTGGCTTCGTCGGCAAAGGCTTGTTCGGTGGTATCTTCTAGCACGGCGGCGATGCGCTGCATGGGTTCGGTTAGGTCGCCCAAGTTATCAAGCAGCTGTTGCAGTACGTCGATTACCGCTTGGCTAGTGTGTTCGATGGTAATTTTACTGGTCATGTTTTATACTCATGTTTGCAGGTAATGTACGATTAAATGGTAAATCGCCGCGCGTATGCCGGGAGTGTGAGGTTCGAGGCCCACCATTACCTGCTCATTCTTTACTGCTTACCCTCTACAGCTCACCTTCTAACAGTTCATATTGCTGCTGCGTTAAATTGCCCACCGCCACCTTGTAAGAGTTAATTATCGTGTCTAACGGCTGTTGCTTCTTCATATTCCAACCGGTGTTAATAACAACCTTGATTAGCTGATCTTCGGTGCTGGGGTAAATATACAGCAGGTTTTTATTAACGCTGTCCCATAGCACCGCCTGCGGGTTCGCCAGCAT